AGTAATGGAGTACTTAATCACCAGAATGCCTATCCTACGTTACTTGCAGAAGGATTTACAGGAGACGGTACTGGTAATATGTTTGATTCTCCGGTATTAGGTGCCTATAATCTTCCTTTTGATTATGAAGGTAATGTACGTGTTACACGCGCAAGATGGAGAGGAATGCGTAAGATTGGTAAGTTAACTTATTTTGATGAAGAAACAGGTAATGAAATGGAAAGACTTGTTTCTGAGAACTACAAAGTTAACAAAGACAGGGGAGAAGAAGTTAAATGGATATGGGTTAATGAAGCTTATGAAGCTACCAGACTGGCTGAAGACATCTATGTTAAGATGCAACCCAGAGAGGTACAAATGAGACATTTTGATAATCCTTCCAAATGCTTCTTAGGCTATGTAGGTACTGATTATGGTATGTCTCTTATGGAGAGAATGGAACCCTATCAATATTTATATAATGTATACATGCGCAGACTGGAGTTAGCTATTGCGAAGTATAAAGGCCCAATTTATGAATTAGACTTATCTAAGAAACCTGATGAATGGTCAGAGGAAATGTGGATGTATTATGGAGAAGTCTTAGGATGGGCTGTTATTGATTCATTTAACGAAGGTAAGAAAGGTGCAGCTACAGGAAAGATAGCTGGTAATATGAATAGTCAGTCTAAAGTACTCGATGCTAATGCCAGTAACTATATCCAGCAATTACTTTTAATGCTTCAGCATATTGAGAAGCAAATGGGACAAATTGCAGGTGTTACTGAACAACGTCAGGGACAGATTGATAACAGGGAAACTGTAGGAGGAATTGAAAGAGCAGTAACTCAAAGTTCTCATATTACAGAAAAATGGTTCTTTATTCATGATGAGACTAAAAAGAGGGCTATGTTAGCCTTACTTGATACAGCCAAGCAATTGTGGAAGAATAAGAAGTCTAAAAAGATTTCATTTGTAATGGATGACATGTCCAGAATTGCTATAGATGTTAATGGTGAAGACTTTGCCTCATCTGAATATGATATCTTTATTACTGATAGTTCTGATGACCTTAAAATCAGACAGACTATTGAACAACTTTCTCATGCTTATGTACAAAACGGTGGTTCTCTTACTCTTCCTATCAAAGTTCTGCGTAGTGATAGTATTACACAAATGGCTAAGATAATAGAAGATGAAGAATCTCGTATGAAGCAACGTGAAGAAGAAATGGATCAGAAAAGGCTTCAGGCTGAACAACAGTCTCAGCAAGCTCAGTTACAGGATAAACAAGCTGATAGGGATCTTGAATATTATAAGATTGATAAAGATTCTGATACTAAACTTCTTATTGCTGGTGTACAGAATACTGGACAAGATGGTATGGAAGATGAAAAACTAGAGCTTGACAGAGAAAAGGAAAGAAATGATGTTGAAGCTAAAGAGAAAGAGCTTTCCTTAAAAGAGAGACAACTAGAAGAGACTATACGTCATAATAAGAAAGGTGAAACTATAGATGTTAAAAAATTAAAGAAAACTAAAACTAATTGAATTGGTTAGAATTAAGAGGTGTTTTTCATAACACCTCTAATATTAATAAGCTAAAATTCCACGAAAATAATGTATGGTTATGGTTCAAGGGAGAAAATAACCCTACTATATATTATAATGTAACTTATTCAGAAAGAAATTTAATAAGAAAATTAATTAATAATGACATTAGAACAGATAGTAGATAAGTTTAAAAAATATCCTAAAGCCATGACTAATGGTGCAGGAAATCTTAGTAAAAGATGGGGGTGTTCAAGGGAAGATGTGTATAAAGCAAGAAAAATAGTAAGGGAGGGGCCTAAAGATGAGGAGTTAAGAAAGAAGTTACCTAAAGTTTTAATTTTTGATATAGAAACAAGTCCTTCTATATCTTATACGTTTGGAAGATTTAAATATAATATTGCATATAATCAGGTAGAACAGGAACCTATGATGCTTACATGGTCAGCTAAATGGCTGTATAGTACGGAGGTTATGTCTGATAAGTTAACATCTGAAGAAGTAATAATTGCTAATGACTATAGAATAGTAAAAAGTCTATGGGATTTAATGGACGAAGCAGATATTGTAGTAGCACACTTTGGGGACAGGTTTGATGTACCTATGCTGAATACGAGAGCAATCTTAAATGGACTACCGCCTTATAACACAGTAAGGTCTATAGACACTAAAAAAGTAGCTTCCAAGACATTTAAGTTCCCATCTAATAAACTTGATGCATTAGCTAAATACTTTGGAATACCCGGAAAGATTGATACAGAATTTCAATTATGGATAGATTGTATAAAGGGTATAAAAGGAGCCTTAGAAGAAATGGAAATCTACAATATACAAGATGTAGAAGTATTAGAAGAAGTTTACCTCAAATTAAGACCTTATATTAAATCTCATCCTAATGTAGCAGTTTATATGGATACAGACAAGAGAGTGTGTAGCGCATGTGGTAGTGATAATTTAACTCAGACTGATAAATACCAATATACTAATACTGGTAAATTTAGAATTTATAGATGTGAATGTGGAGCAGAATCAAGAGGCAGACGTACAGATTTTGATAAAACTAAGACACTTCTTACAAGTGTACCACGCTAATAAGTCCTATAAAGTATATAGCAGCAAAAAATATATATTCTAAAATTTGGAGATATAAATAACTAATATTATTTTTGTAAAAGATTAAGATTATGGCAGGAGAAGAAAACAAACAAGAAGAAGTACTAGATAATCCATTTAATGTAAATTTGGATTTGTTACAAGACATGGGTGGAGCCATGTTTGAAAGTACTGAAGAGACTGAAGAAATTGAGGATAAAATAGAAACGCCAGAGAGTGATAATCAAGAAGAGAATCAGGAACAACCTGAGAATGCTTCTGAACAACAGGATGAAGAAAATGAAGAGATTGAAGATAACGAAGACCCCTCTTCTAACGATACTGAAAAACCTTCTCCTTTCACTCCATTTGCTAAATTGGCTGTAGAAGAGGGTGTTCTTCGTAATTTTAACTTGGAAGAATGGGATGGTACTCCTGAAGGACTTGTAAATGGAATGAACAAGGAAATTCAATACGGAGTAAACTCTTACAAGGAACAACTAGATCCCAGAGCAAAGTGGTTAATTGATAACATGGATGAGGGTGTGCCCTTAGAGTCATTACTTGAGGTAGATAAACAAAGAGTTTCTTTAGACAGTATAACTGAAGAAGCACTAGTTGAAGACTCTAAGATGCAAAAAGATATACTCACACAGTATTATAAAGAGACTACAAAGTTCTCAGACGAAGCTATAGAGAAATACATTAACAGGCTTGAAGCTATGGATGAAATTGCAGATGAAGCAAAATCATCATTAGGTGAACTGAGGACTATTAATCAACAGAAAGAGGAACAATTAAAAGAACAGGCAAGGGAACAACAGGAGCAAATGCAGAAACAACAACAAGAAGCATTAGAATCCTTTAAAAACACCTTAACTAAGAAAGAAGAAATTGTTCCGGGAATAAAGCTCTCTGATGTAATGAAGGAGTCTATTGAGAAAACAATTACTACACCTGTAGCAGTTGATCCTCAAACAGGTGCTCCTATGAATGAGATAGCTGTAGCAAGATCTAAAGATCCTGTTAATTTTGAGATTAACCTTGCTTACATATACAAGGCAACAAAAGGGTTTCAGGATTGGTCAGTATTTAATTCAGCTGGTAAGAAGTCTGCTCTTAAGGAATTTGAAGACGCTGCAAGAGGTCTGGATTCAGGAAGCAAACAACAGCAAAGAATTAACAGACCTGCTGCAGACGAAGATCTAAAAGAACAGATTGCACAGTTTGCAAATTTTGGTAAAAAATATTAACTTTTAAGATAAATAAATATGAGTTTAAACACTGCTAGTTTTCCTACTATAAAGTATGAAGGAAAAGATTGGTCGGGGTTGACTTCAGCTAATAACTTAGTTAACCTCTTTGGAGATACCCCTATTAAATTAGGTGGTTTTATTGATACTATCTATAAAGTAAATCTGCAAGATGATATCATTAGTAAAATTAATGAATATCCTACTCTTGAGATTGCTGATGATAGGGAATACCAATGGATGCTTATGGGAGCAGATTCCAAAAACATTCCATTGACGAAAGCAACAGATATTGATGGTAACGCTGTTAGCGCATCAAGTAAATTTGGACAGTATGGTAACAGGTTCTACATGCATTTCCCTGAAAGGATTTTCTTCCAGACACACGTTATTGTTGGAGAGAAACCTGATCTCTATCACTTGTTGGTAGTAGAAGAAGGAGAAAATGTGGAAGCTGGTGGATGGCGATTCTTGGTAGAATTAGTTACTCCAGATCCAGAACTGTATGTACCTTATGATGAATTAGTAGCTGGCACACGTTGGAGTGTTGATTATTCATTGTCTACTCAGTTTATGAGTGATACTGGATCAGATATCAGCTTTACTTCACCATTCTTAATGAGCAACCGTATCTCAATGATGCGTAAGAAACATGTTGTTCCGGGGGAAATGATTCGTAAAGGACAAAATGAGCCTGTATCGTTTAACTGGCAATACATGAATAAGGATGGTAAAGCAGCTACTGCCAAAACATGGCTTAACAGGCTTGACTGGGAGTTTGATAAATTCTTCCGCAGGGAAAAAGCTAAATTGTTATTCTTTGGAAAAGGTAACCAAAGGTCTGATGGTACATTTGGTAATGTATCCAAAACAGGTGGAGAAGTAAAAGCTGGTATGGGATTGCGTGAGCAAATCTCAGGAGCTAACACACATTACTATACTACCTTTAATATTGAAACTCTTGTTAAGTTTGCACTTGACATGTCAGTAGGCAGGTTGCCTGAAGATCAGCGTAATTTTGTAATTGGTACAGGTGAGCATGGTCTTGCTATGGTATCAGCAGCTATTGAGAAGTATGCTGGAGCAAATGCTGTAACTTATGGTACTCAGAATAATAGGATGGATACACTTAAAGGTGGCGGAGAAGCTAATAAGTGGTCATATCAACGTCCTCAGTTTGTTAAGTTTGCAGACATTAATGGTATTAGGTTTGAATTTGTACATATTCCGTGGTACGATGATCAGGTACGTAACAAACGTTTACACCCTGAAGGTGGTACAGTTGAGTCTTACAGGCTGACTATCATGGACTTTGGTACTTCTTCCGGTAATCCTAATATTCAGTTAGTACGAGTTAAAGGTCAGGATGAAGTATTTGGCTATGAGCCGGGACTTCGTGATCCTTATACACCGGGAAATAAACCTAAATTTATGTCTAATCCTGTAGATGGTTATACTATTCACAGAGCAGACTGGTGTGGTGTAAAGGTACACAATCCTATGAGACTTGGAGAATGGATTCCAAATATCCAGTAATATAATTAAGGAGAGGGGTTATCCCTCTCCATAATCTTTTAAAATTAGCATATGGAAAAGAGTTTAGCACAATTAAAAAAGGCAGTACTTGAAGATAAGATTGTAAAAGTAGTGCCTATTATAAGGAGAAAGGCTTATTTAAAACCCGGACATGACGGGGAGCATACTTACACAGGGTGTGCAAAGATACATGGATTAACTTATGATTCAGCAAAAAGGTCTTATAGAAATCCTTTTAAAAATGCTGATGAACAAGAAATATTTGAGAAACTTTTAGATCAGAAAGAAGGAAGTCTTAATTTATATAAATTTAAAGTAACAGAACCTAATTTTTGGGGTACATTTACTTTAAGGATTCCTAAAGAAGGTGTAGAACTTGATCTTAACAATCCTAGTGATGCTTTAATGTATAGGGTATTACAGGTTAATGATAAGTTTGCTAAGAACAAGGCTGAATCAGGTGTTGCTGAAAAAGAGTATTTAATTGTTAATGAAGAAGAAGAAAAAGAGTTTGAAAGTGTATTAGCTCAGAAGAAAGATAAAGCAAATGACTATATGCATGAAATTAAGAACTCTAAAGCTAAAATGCTTAATGTATTGAAACTTCTTAGTAAGAAACCTGATGCAAGTGCAAGCAAAGATTGGCTGAAAGCAGAACTCTATAAGATTATAGACGAAGTTACAGTTAATAAAGGTCAAGCGGGTATTGATAAATTTA